CTATACTAACACCATTTTCTAAAGCTAGATATACATAACCTGAATACAAATTGTATCCAATTTCAAAGATTTCTTCTAAACCTTTTGTGTTGTGATTGTATGCAGTCCAAACAAGTTCTAAACTTTTTTTGTCTGAGCAATCCATTTTATTAAAATTTATTATTTCCATTTTTAATTATTTAATTTAACAATAATCAAATTTAAAAAATTTTTTAATAAATACAAAGGATAATTAAAATTATTTTTAATAATTTTTTAAGATATTATTTTCAACTAGCATCTCTAGAATCTCTAGCCAGTCATTTTTTTCCATTATAACGTATTCTCTACCGCCTTGACGTTTGTGGTATATTAATTTATATAATGGTTTGTTGGGTCTCATTTGGTCAAGAATCTTATGATAACTAGGATTGTTAATAGTAGCCTTGCATTGTATTGCAAATGGGTCTGTACCTACTAAATCAATTTTAGCATCATCTATTGCTTTACTAGCATAACGAGAGGTTTCACAATACTTCCAACCTAAATTTCTAAACTCTTTCCGTATCGCTCTTTCGTAATCGTGACCCTTTCTTCGTGATTTCATTCCTGACATAGAATAAAGATAACACTCCGATTAGGATAATTGCAACAATTTTAATTATTCTTTTTTTTATCATCTCTTTCTGTAAATAACGCATAACCTAGATAACAGTAATTTATTATGTCTGAAAATCTACTATGTATTGGTTCACTCTTTTTTAAATTAGCATTTTTTAAATGTGCAAAAATGCTTTGTATCTGTTTTTCAAAAAACGTTCCCCACACTTTAAGTTCAGAAGTTTCAAGTCTTTCTGCGGTAGTCTTAAAATTATTTAAGACGTCTTCATTTTCGTTAGTATATTCAGGTCTTTTATTTGCCATTATATCTAATGAATAATCGTTTAATTGTTTTACTAATTTGTCAAATTCTTTTTGTGTCATAAATTTTATTTTTTAAATATTAAAATATTTTGATGGACTTTTACTAATTTTTTAGACTTCATATTTCCGTTTGCCCTCATACTTGCACTTGCGATAGCATTTAATAAGATTGCTTCATTATAATATTTCATGCCACATTTTTTAAAAGCATTTATAGTATCCGATACAAAACCAATATAATCACCATTTTTATCTCTAACTTCACCAACAACAAAACAAGCAAAACCACCTTCTTTTAAAAGATTACAACTTTTTCTTATGATACTTTCATAAGCACTTAAAAAGTTTTCATAATTCATATTTGATATATCACCTTCCAAATCACTATACACTTCTAAATTAGCATAAGGTGGACAACTAAAAACCAAATCAAATTCTTTTTGAAAATCATCTAAAACTTTATTACTATCTCCCACATACCATTGTGGTTGGTTGTCTATTTCTAAAATATCTAACCCTTGATTTCTATTGCTATCTACTTGTTCTTGCCTTAATTCTACTCCAGTATATTTATAACCTAATTTATTAGCTACTATACCACGCACCGAACCACCAGCAAATGGGTCAAGTATATGACCTCCATCTTTACAAAACCAATGATATATAATTTCACACAAGGCAGGGTCAAATATTGATACATATAAATTATCATTAACATTTGGTTCACTATAAAAACCTTCTTGATATTTTTGATTGTTAATTCTTATGGTGTTTTTTTGATTAGTTTGTTTTTGCCCAATAACATTTCTTCCTACTTCGCTTTTAATTCCTAATGATTTCCATAATTTTTTTCTTCTTTGCCAGTTTGCGGTTTTTGTATCAAGTACACTAAAAGGTGGCTCAATAAATTTATCTCTAAGAATTACATCTTTTTTAATTACATTACCAAATAAATCATAGTTAACATTATTCATATTACTTTTTTTAGTATGTCATATTTTAAAGGGTCAAGTTCTTTAATCTTACTCAAGAGAATTAATTGCTCTTGTTTGGCTTTCGCTCTTTCTTCGTGTGTACTATCTATTCCTAGATTACATTCTATAATTTGGCATTTATGCATAAGTGCATCAATCTTTGCTCGTGTCATTTTATTGGTTTGATATGTACCATACAGTTCACGTTTTTCGTGTTGGCTTAAATCATCTGATATTGTCATAGTATTAAACTTCCGTCTTTATTAAATTGTTCCCAATAGAAACCTCTCATATTATCGGTCTCTAAATATTCTTTCCAAACATCAAATGCTATTCTCCAAGCGTTTCTACCATACTCAATCATGTCTTCACTCATAGAAAACACTTCTACAGTATATGGATATTTGTTTTCAATAGTTATAAATCTAAATTTAGCAGGGTCATAACCAAGTGCTTCACTATAGAAGCACGCTTGAAGGTGATATGCAAAGCTATATATAGAACTTTTAAAAAATCTAGGACTTGCATCCATAGAGGTTTTTATATCTATAATATAATCGTTTTCTTTAATGCCATCAGGTCTTACTCTTACATCTACATTATCTATATTACCATAGTATGAAACTTCTGTTTCAGTCAATCGTTGAACCAACTTCTTAGCCAAACTATGATTATTGAAATTTCTTTTTATTTTATTTATAGCTTCCTCTTCCTCTTGTTTAATAACAATTTTTCCTTTGTTGTCGTTAATGAAATCTTGCTTTATCTTTTTACCTTCTTTAGTTCTAAGATTAAGTTCAGGCAAGACGGCAATGTCATGACCACCCTCAAGAATTGCAGAATGAACTGCACTACCAAAGTTCATTGCATCTGTCATTTTAAATCCACTATTAAAATAATGATTTACAGACTTCTTGTATATCGTTTTTAATCCACTAGCAGAAATACTATTATGTGAATGATATTCCTCGTTACTATCTTTTATTTTTTTCATAAAAAATTATCTCCACACCATTCCCATTCTTGTGGATTGTTTTGTAAATATTTTATTTCTTTATAATTATTGTCTTCTATACAATAACCAGTTTCTAAACAACTAACCATATATTTATGGTCATCTCCTTTTTCTATACGAAAAGTATATTCTTTATTATCTATATTTATTTTTTTAGATAATTTACTTTCAAAAAAATCTTTATAAACTTGTTTACTATATTTCATTGTTTTCATTTTTAATTATAAATAAAGTTAATAATTTAATCCGATATTAAAAAATATTTTATATAATTTTTTTTAAATACCTTTTAAAAGTATATCTAAGGTAGTATATACTATAGATAATTAAAGGAGAGGTGTATAATATTGTCCATATATTAGGATGCCAATGCTCACCACAAAATCCAAGAAAGTGTTTTACAAATTCAATCATATACTAATATAAAAAAAAGTGCCATCAAAATATCCCACTTAAAAATATTTGTCAGGCACTATTCCAAACTATAAAAAAATACGATAATTAATTAGAAAGGCATATCGTTGCCTTGTTTTTCTTCTACCGTTTTGGCAGGAGTAAAATCATTCCATGCTACATATAAATCTTGTCCTGCCTTTAAAGGCTTTTGAAGTTTACCCATAGTAAGATTTAAAAATTTTCTATCACCTACCTTTTGAATACAATTAGGATTCTCTGCAAGTTTATTTAAATCAATTTGTAGATTATAAAAGTCTCCATATTTTCCAGTCTTTGTCCATCCACTACCTAAATACAATTTGTTGTTTTTCATTATTTTAAAAGTTTATTATTATTATTATTATACTTCTTACCAGTTGCACAATAGTAAGCAATCTCACTTGCTACATCTATTACGTCATCAACGGTAACATCATTATGTCCTTGCTCTGATTTGATTTTAAAATAATCAATTGAAGCCTTGATTGAACTCTGTCTAATTATACTTTTTTGTACATCTTCCATCATAAATCAATTCTTAAATTTCTTATAAATCCTACCTTTGCAAGTTTCTTTAATTCTGATATTTTAAAGCTATCAGGATTGTTGAATTTATTATACATTGTCATTAATGTAACATCAACCTTGTTAGCTAATTTTTGCTTGTCTAGTTTCATCTCCTTGAGACGACCCTCTAATATTTCTTTAGTTAACATAAAACAAATTTATAAAATTATTTTTAATTATTATAATTTTTTTTTAAATTTATTTTTATAATTAGTAATTCACTTATTACAATGTAATTACTATTATTTTTTATTAATAAAAAATAATTAATTACTATGTAACTAATTACAATGTATATAATAAAATAATAAAAAAATGCAATTAACAAAAGAGAAAATAGAAAAATTTATTAACGAATTTGAAAAAGATGCTACAACTGTTAAATGGATAGAATCAGTTAACAATAGAGGTAAGTATCAAAGAGACCTAGACAAAAGTTTTTACGAATATGTACAATCAACTATAAATAAATTATGTAAGTTGATAGTGTTAATTAGCACCACTCAAAATAGTGGTGATTTAATAATTAATAATATTCAGAAAGAACAAGAAAAATATATTACAATAATTGACGATTTAGAAACAACTATAAAAAAAATAAATAATGCCGATAAAAGTTAAAGATTTTGATGACATACTAAAAAAGGATTATAATAAAAATGCTTGTAAAGAAGTATTTGTTAAAGACATAAAAGATAAATTGTTTTCTTATTTTGAAGATGGCTACCCTATGGGAGAGACATCACATATAAAAGGATTGGACGAAAATTTCAGATGGCGAAAAGGATTTCTTTATTGTTTTAGTGGATACCCTCAAAGTGGTAAGTCAGAGATATTAAATTATTTAAGCATTTTAAGGGCATATCATTATGGTGATAAGGTTATGATGTACTCACCTGAAACAAACACCGCAGAGTTAGTTCTAAACCTTTGTCAAGCATATCTAGGAAAGAATGTGAACCCTAACTATGCAGATAAATGTACGGAAGACGAAATGAATGATGCAATAGACTTTATTGGAAATCATTTTGCGTTTCTAGAAAATAACGATGAGATGCCTACAATAAATTCATTAGTAGATAAATTTGAGGAATACACAGAGAAAGGTTATAATAATTTTATTGTTGACCCACTAAACTGGGTAGTAGAATCTAACTCAGGAGAATCAAATATGTATCAGTATTTAAAATTAACACTTACTATCCTAAAACAATTTGCAAAAAAGACTGATAGTATTATGACATACGTTGAACATCCTAAAACACCATCTCCAACAAGATTAAAAGGTGTTAGTTCTATACCTAAGGCAACTGCCTTTTCTTTGGCAGGCGGCACGATGCATTTCAATAAATGCGATTGTATGGTTGTAATGCATAGAATTAACGATGATGAGGTAGAAGATAGAGTCAAAGGTAGAGATTTAGTTGAAGGTTTACTTTTAAATCAAGAAAAACATATTAAATTTGTTGAGTTTGAAACAGTTAAAATGAAGTCTCA